AGGCAAACTTGTAAAGTATCGTCGTGGTGCTGAACAGGAACTAGGTGATATCAAGCATTTTAAAAAGAACCCAGGTCAATATCCTGCGGCCACTTCTGACGATGCTAAGGCCGCCGGCCGTAGAGAAAAGACCCGTGAAGCAGGCATTAAACTTGCTGATAAGAAGATGAAAGGCAAAGCCAAGGTCAATGCTTCTATGCCTAAGACTCCTTACATGGAAGAAGAAAAAGGTCCTTGTTGGAAGGGCTATGAAATGGTTGGCATGAAGAAGAAGGGCGGCAAGCCTGTTCCTAATTGTGTGCCAGTCAAAGAAGGTATTACAGTTGAACCTGTTCAATCATCAAAAGGCGATAAGATCAAGCCTTCAAATATGAAGGATGTCAAGGACTCTGATGTTGATAAGGGAATGGGCTATTCAACTGTACCTAAGGGTGATAACATGCCTCAGGCTAGCACACCACCAGTTGGTACAAAGTTCACCAATAGACGTCCTGAATATGAGCCAAGCAAGGCAAATAGCATACCGCAGAACCCAACTGCACCAGGTGGCGCTCTTTATGAAAAGGCTCCTCCAGGTGCTAAGTATGAAAGAATGGTCAAGCACATCAAAGACAAATTTTCTAAGAACGGTCTAACCGCCAAGGAAAAGTCAATCGCTTACGCTACAGCATGGAAAGCCAAGAACCGTGAAAAGGGTGAGTGATCACTTAGAGAAAAGCAGAACAACATACACGGCTCACCTCAAATGGGCCGTGTATTCTGGCTTCTATCTGATATATCTTGGTATCGCTTCTATTATACATGGCATTGTTCCTTCATGGTTTGAGGGAACAACCGCCAAGGCCATAATCAAGTTATTCTATCAGCACCTATACAATCACCCAAACAAAGACTACCAATACAAGATCATGAAGGAAATGAAAAAAGCAAAGCGTAAGTAATGTTTGATCTAAACGATGAATCCTTTTTGATCTATGCTGCCAAGTATTATGATCGTCCTCATATGCTCCAATCGGAGTTTGAGGACGATATCAACCGAATCAAGTATGTCAAAAGACTTTTAAGAAAGTATAGACAAACTGGTGAGTTCAAAGAACGTCTCATTCTAAATCATGTTATCATCCTTGCCAATGTCTTTGGTGTAGAAGCAGCTACCAATATGCTGTTCTTTAAGATTGATGAAGAAGATTACCCCATACTTAAAACAATTTTAATATATCTTAACTATTTACCTACCCATCTAAAGGTCACGTTTCATAAATACTACGTTAGACAGGAAGAGATACCTGTAGACCTTAAGATTGCCAACATATTGAGGACGATATGATCAAAGAAGATGCCCCTGTAAACAACGTAGGATCAGGCAATATACCTGGTGCCGGCGTGGCTGCTGCTGGTAAGCCAGCAAACTTTGGCGATGCTATCGTCAGTTCTGGTGCCGCTAAACAATGGAAGAAACAAAACACCATGTTTCGTAGAAAGTCTCCTATGGCAGAAGAACAGATTGATGAACTAAAAAGAGAAACCCTTGGAAGCTATATCAAGAAAGCATCAGATAGCAGAGCAAAGAACCAAGGTGATGCTGAGTTCTATCAGAAAAAAGGTATCACAACTAGAAATCAAAAGAAGTATGGCAAGGCTATTAGAAACGTTATCAATCGTAGAAATGGCATTAGAACCGCTACTGATAAACTAGTTAAGGAAGAAACATTCGCTGGTGCTACAGTCTTTGAAGTAAACTCTAAACTATTTCATTCTCTAACACTGGCTAAGCGCAAGGGTAAGCATTGGCGCACATACTTAGAAGAAGATGATTGCTATGCTGAAATCCGTGAATGGGCAAAAAAGAATCCAAAAGGTAAGATAGTGGTACGAAACGAAAGTACCGGCGAAATGAGATACATTAGATACTAAGGAGTAAATTATGTCAGAAGCATGTAAGAAACTATTTCCACACGAAGATATCGTCAGCCTAATAAAGTTCTATGGCGATCCTCGTGGTAGCAACGGCCAAGTAAGCCGTAAGTGGTATGCGGAGAACATCGTAAAGTGGACTCCACCATACAAGATTTACTATTCAGATGGTAAGAGAACACCACTAAAGACTTTGCTTCTACATAAGAAGGTTGTTCCCGTATATACAGCCGCTTATACAGAAGTAGCAAAAGAGTTTTCACCACAAGAGATTGATGCACTAAGACTAAACATCTCTGGTGGTACATTCAACTATAGAGTTGTGCGTGGTGGTAACAGACTATCAACACACGCATTTGGTATTGCTATTGATATGGATCCGGCGAGAAACCCTTATCCAAAGAAATGGAAAGAGGGAATGATTAACAGAGAGTTCTGTGATATTCTTATGAAACATGGTCTATGGTGGCGTGGTCTAAACGGCGATGTGGATGCTATGCATTTCCAAGCCGCTTGGAGAAACTAAAGAAACAACTCATGTCTACGATGCTTAACGGGCAGGAAAACTATAAGAACGAGATTGTTCTGGCTAATAGACATGTTAACAAGGGTAGAACCTCCCTCAACCCTGTACCAAGGGAGGATAGAAAGGAATGGAACTAACAATGTCAGATAAGGACACCAACGACCTAGACAATGTAGTTGGTGCTGCTGTAACGAAACTGCCTCCAATGATAACTGCCATACTTGCTGTTGGCGGATTGGTGGCGGCTTACTTCATGACAATAGGCGAGTTCAAAGTTAAGGATATGGAAATCCAACAGAGGGTCATTTACCTTGAACAGAAGGTAGACCACATAGAAGAAACTATGGATGACATTAAGAATAAACTTGATGCTCGTGTTCCTGTTGTTGATGCTGATAGACAAGACTTGAGGAAGGAAATTGATAGCCTCAAGCAAGTTATCCAGGAAATGAAACCTTTACTTAAAAGATAACACTTGACATAGTGTCGAGTGAATGATATAGTCTTGCTTCATTATGTTCAGGTGAATGATGTCGGTATACATTGATAAAAAATACATATCTCTCCTCGCTCCAAAACTAACGCAGTTCAAACAGCGGGGAGAGTTTTTATGGAACTTTAGATGTCCTGTCTGCGGTGACTCGCAGAAGGATAAGATCAAGGCAAGAGGATACATTTACAAGCGCAAAGAAAACTTTGGCTTCATGTGTCACAATTGCGGATCAACGATGAAACTAAACAAGTTCATCAAGTATGTTGATCCTGCATTGTATAACGAATACCAGTTAGAAACGTTTGTTAAGGCTAATACGGAACCTAAGGTTGACGTTAAACAGTTTGTTACCAGACCTGTCTTTAACATTCCTGTTCCACCGCCAAGGATAGTGGCGACAAATAACAACTTCTATGAACTAGATGGCATTGTTCCTTGTCATGTGTTGGAGCCAAAGAATCCTGCAAAGAGATATCTGAAAGAGAGACAAGTTCCTCTTGAACGTATGTTCTACACGGATGACTTTGCACAGTTTGTTAAGACATACTTTCCAAATGTGGACAAGCAACTATATAAAGAAGCAAGGATTGTAATACCCTTCTTCAATAAGGATGGATTCCTAATCGGCGTTCAAGGTCGTGCGATTGGCCCATCTAAGATCAAATACATAACGATTAAGATAGATGACAGTGTTCCTAAAATTTTTGGTTGGGATAGATTGGATCCATTGCAAACTGTGTATGTGGTTGAGGGACCAATCGATTCTCTTTTCCTTACTAATAGCGTGGCTACTATGGATGCAGCACTATATACTGCTCCTAGCGTCATAGGTCTTGACAAAGATTATGTTTTTGTATATGATAATGAACCTCGTAACAAACAGATAGTGTCCAATATGCGGAAAACAATCGACATGGGTAGAAAGATTTGTGTGTGGCCTTCCTATATCAAAGAGAAGGACATCAACGAAATGGTTCTGGTCAATATGCATCCGAGTGAGATTCAGCATATCATAGATAGAAATACGCATGAAGGAATTATGGCTACAATGAAACTGAACCAATGGAGTAGAATATGAGTATACCTACAAGATTCAATGTCATAACACCTAATAAAACATATAACAATCAAAGTATGTTCACTATCAGTTATGGTCGAGATCTGAACGACAGAAACGTATGGAAAGAAAGATTTCAGGAATATTTTGACTGTTCTTCAAACGAACAAAAAGAAAATTATTGCCCATGGTATTTTGAAGAAGATTTTATGATAGAGATTAGTCCTGACATTACTCTTTTTAAAAAAGAGTTTCATAAATTATGAGGAGAAAAACATGACCGATGAAGAAACAAATAAGCTAAAGAAGATTCTTTTTGTCTTAACTCTTATTAAAAATAAAGAATCTGATGAACGCAAGCTTGCATACTCAGAAGCAATTGAAGAAGCAATTGAAGAAGCAATTGAACATGCAAAAGAACTTTTGGGAATAAAAGTTAAATTGTGAGACAATTAATGAGCGAAGAACAGTTTGTCAAATGTTATGTTGTTTTTGGCTGTGTATTTCTGATCTTAATAGTGATGGATATGTTTGGATTATGGGGGAACAGTGATGAATGACATTCATCAGCAGCAATTGAAGCAAGTAAGAGAAAGCGTATATGAGGAAAATCTGCGGCTTCGTGCCGAACTCGCCGCAGCCAATGAGTTTAAGAAGCATTACACTGATTTGATTTCAGTCAATGCTGAACTAATGGGAGCACCTAATGACGGATCGATTACAGACTCAGTAGTTCAAATAGAGAAACTTGTAAAGAAACTTCGTGCCGACCTCGATGCCGCTAATGAGGAAGTCGAAAAATTACGGGAACGCCTTGGTCCACATGGACTAGTCGTCGTAGACATAGACAAGACGGGGCATTACGTGTCTGAGAAAGTTGCCGACGAAATCACCCGCCTCCGTACCGACCTTGCCGTAGCCAATGAGCGATGTGAGATGCTGACAAAGGAAGTCGTAGAGTGGCGTAGTCGCCCCGATGCTTTGCGGGCTGACAAAGCCGAAGCCGACCTCGATGCCGCCATTTCAGAGCGTAATGGCCATTACGCTACATTGAAGCATGTGGCTAAAGAGCGTGACGAAGCCTTGCGTAATCAAGCAGAAACTCAATCTAAACTAGATGCTCTTGAAAAACTGTTTCAGATGACCTGTCAACAGTTTGAAGAAAAGCGCCAGCGTATTCTAGAGGTTCTTGACTAATGACGAAGCATTGTGTATATTTTTAGTGGAAAGGAGCCTACACATGACCAAGAATAAAGCAGAATCGGAGTATGTTATGATAAGGCGAAAGTGTGAAGATTCGGATATGGCAGAGTTAACATTCGCTAAGAATAACGAAAAACTTGACCTGACAGATTATAGGTGTATCCGAATGTTTTCAGAGACCACAGAGGAATGGGTTCATAAAGATGAATACGAGCATTTCTATGAAGAGTATCGCAAATTCAATGGTCTGATGATGAGGCATGGTGCGATACTATCATATATAAGTGAACCGTGTGAAGAAAAGGCTGTCACCACTTTCTTGAGGATGAAGGCGAAAGACTGATGACCTATACGTGGAGTAAGTATCCTGATGCCAAACCTAACCGATCTGGATACTATTACACATACTATTTCAATAACGAAATGAATGATTGTTTTTACAAAGCGATATACTATAATACTTCCGCAGACGAGTGGATCGGGTGGAGAAGAGGTATAGAACCTAAAGTTATAGGATATGTAGATAAGACGTATGCGAAGTTCTATGTTCCTTGTTTAGATTTGGTAACGCCAGACATAGGGAGTTTCTTGGAATGAGTGAAGATATTGTGAAGCGACTGCGTGAACCATGCTTTTTCAATGGATACGATCAGCAAACTTCTGAAGAAGCCGCTGATGAAATCGAGCGTCTTCGTAAGTATGAACAACTAGTCAATTTCATTGCTACGGACTATGTTGAACTCTCGCATGATAAGGTTCAAAATGAATATCTTCTTATCATAAAGAAGTGCCGAGAGTTGGTTAAGGAAGATATGGTAAAGATATTTGATGAATACCTTGAGGGTCTCAAAGACGTAAAGGATATTTTCTGATGGCCAGACAAATATAGAGGAGGTCAACGTGGAGGAGATAGAAATGACTGACGATGTATATGTGATTATTCTTTCGAATGGTAGAGCAGAGAACGTTCCACCATCATACAACTGGTATGATATTCTTATCCAAGCAGAAAGCGCTTGGAGACATAGTTGCAGTTCTTCGGCTATTCCTGAGAAGCTAATAAAGAACGGTAAGATCATTGTTGAAAAACAACTTTGGTATGTAGCAAGTAACTATGTTATAGAAAAAAATCATCTGGTAGATAAGGCTTACGAACAAGCGAAAGAAATGTTCCCAGAACCAAAAGGTGAGTGATGAACTACTGCTTCATGTATGACGGGATAGTTCTAGTGTTTCACAATGATCGATATGCTCATTGTTGGGACAAACAGTTTGTGACAGAGAACTGGTGAGAAAGATAATGAAATACAATATTGAACTAGACCATGACCAAACTGATGCTATTGTCATTGCTTCTCTAAAGGAGGCGTATCGTCTCAATGCTGATCCTCTTCCGGACGAAGGTGGAGAGAAATGGGTTGATGTCGAGTTTCTGGCTGCTATAGATCATGTCCTAGAATATTATCATAACTATGAGCAGAAGAAGTTATGGATTGTTGAAAAAGAATCGTTTAATAATGGAAAGAGTAACAAATGAACAACGCTAAGATTATTGCAGTAACACAGCCGCTTATTGAATCGTATAAAGATTTGGCTAATAATCCTGTCTATATGACACCCAATGAGTTTATCGCATACACCGCACGAGTATCAAATCCATCCAATCAGCATAACACACTAACATCAGAAAAACTCCTAAAGTATCTAATCGAACATAAGCATTGGTCACCTTTTGAAATGGTTTCTATCACAATGGAAATCAATACAACTCGTGATATCTCACACCAGATCATTCGCCATCGTTCGTTCTCATTCCAAGAGTTTAGCCAGCGTTATGCCGATCCTACTAAGGACATGTCGTTTGTAACGAGAGAAGCAAGACTACAGGACGCTAAGAACCGTCAGAATAGTATTGAGACGGATGATGAAAGGCTGGAGAAAGATTGGTCAGAGATTCAGCGTAATCTGGCAAGTCGTATGCGTGTCAACTATAATTGGGCTATTGAAAAAGGCATTGCCAAAGAACAAGCCAGAGCAATTCTACCAGAAGGTCTAACCACAACCCGTCTATATATGTCAGGGACGCTTCGTTCTTGGATTCATTACATTGACGTTAGAGCCGAAGCAGGCACACAGAAAGAACACCGTCAGGTTGCTCTTGCTGCACAGGAAGAGATTCTAAAACACTTCCCGTCATTGAAAGAGTATTGGTATCCAGAGCCTTGGTTTCATGGTGTTCCTGTGAATAAGTCGGAAGAAGAACCTAAGTCATGGTGGTGGAAGTTTTGGTCATGAATGACGAACTACAAGAATTATATGAAAAACTATTGAAAGCACAACAACCACTTGGTGAAGAATTTGAAAAGGTTTTGTATGAAAACCTTTGGGAACTATACGTTACAGACAACGAGGAAGAATAATGGACAGTTTATATCAGGAATTTATCTATAAGAGCAGATACTCACGCTATCTGCCAGAACAAAATCGCCGTGAGAATTGGGAAGAGACTATCAATCGTTATCTTGACTTTATGTATATGCACCTGCATACAAAACATAGTTATGATATAACACCTGATCTCCGTAAGAGACTATTTGATCATATCCATGACATGAAGGTCATGCCATCTATGCGAGCCTTGATGACATCGGGCCTTGCGTTGAACCGTGATAACACTTGTGGTTATAACTGTTCATTCCTACCTATCGATGATCCAAAGGCTTTTGACGAAGCCATGTTTATTCTTCTATGTGGTACTGGTGTTGGATTCTCTGTTGAACGTCAGTTCATCAATCAACTACCAGAGATTCCAGAGAAGATGTTTGATTCTGAAACTATCATATCTGTCCGTGATAGTAAGGAAGGATGGGCCAAGGCTTTGCGTATGCTTATCGCATTGCTATACACGGGTGAGATTCCCAAGTGGGATCTGACAAAGGTTCGACCAGCAGGTGCTCCTCTAAAGACATTTGGTGGTCGTTCGTCAGGTCCTGGCCCGCTTTCAGAATTGTTTAAGTTTGTTGTTAAGATGTTTAAGAACGCACATGGTCGACGCCTCACATCCCTTGAGTGCCATGACATCATGTGTAAGATAGGCGAGGTCGTAGTAGTCGGAGGCGTTCGTCGCTCCGCAATGATCAGCCTATCTAACTTATCAGATGACCGTATGCGTCATGCTAAAGCAGGTGCTTGGTGGGAAGCAAATCCACAGCGAGCCCTATCAAACAATAGTGCTGTGTATAATGAGAAGCCAGAAGTCGGCACATTCATGCAGGAATGGGTTTCACTATACGAAAGCAAATCAGGAGAGAGAGGATTATTTAGTCGTGAAGCATGTCAGAAAATTGCCAAAAGAAACGGAAGACGCAATCATGATCAGTTATTCGGCACAAATCCGTGTAGCGAAATCATCCTTAGACCATATGGATTTTGCAACCTCACGGAAGTGGTTATCAGAGCCGCAGACACCATTGAACAGATTAAAGAAAAGATTGAGGTTGCTACTATTCTCGGTACTTTCCAATCTACTCTCACTGATTTCCCGTATCTAAGAAAGATTTGGGTTAAGAACGCCGAAGAAGAAAGACTACTTGGTGTTTCTCTTACAGGCATCTATGACTCCAAACTATTCAACAATCCAGAGGACAAGGGCATCAAAGAACGCCTTGCTTCTCTCCGTGACTATGCTGTTGAGGTAAACAATGTTCTCGCTGATAAACTTGGGATTAATCCTGCTGCTGCTATTACTTGTGTTAAGCCCTCTGGAACAGTATCTCAGTTATGTGACTCGGCTTCTGGTATTCATCCTCGCCATAGCCAATATTATATTCGTCGTGTCCGTGCTGATAACAAGGATCCACTAACACAGTTCATGAAGGACAAGGGTGTGCCATGGGAGCCAGATGTTATGAAGCCAGACTCCACAACTGTATTCTCTTTCCCAATGAAAGCACCAAAGGGTGCAGTTGTTCGTGATGATATTGACGCTATCAAGCACCTGGAACTATGGGCCGTCTATCAGGAAGCATGGGCAGAACATAAGCCATCTGTTACCATCAATGTCAAAGAAGAAGAATGGATGAAGGTCGGTGCTTGGGTTTACGAACACTTTGATGAAATGTCCGGCGTTTCGTTCTTACCTTATGATGGAGGCAGTTACCGCCAGGCACCCTATGAAGAAATCAGTAAAGACCTTTACGAAGCAATGTTGCCAACTATCCCAACCCATTTGGACTGGGACACTCTCCAAGAGTTTGAGGATGAGACGGAAGGCGTGCAAAACCTGGCTTGTTCGGCAGGAGGGTGTGACATCTAACACACTCGGTATGTCCCTCAAAATGATGTAGAGGTTCATAAGAAATGTGTCTGTTAGAGTTCTTGTAATCTACGCAAGCGGATTCTAAAAGAAAGGCATCATACAGACACATTTTCTTTTCTTCTATTACTTCATACTTGTATTGTCTAAACCGGCCTTTGTATCTTGTTTTGGCGTCGTGTATGGTAATACCAAACTTATAAAATGATTCCGTATCATTATAAACTCTAATGATGTAGAATGTGGCAGGTTTGTCTTTTAGATATGGTCGTTTGCGGAAAATACTTTCACTATACTTTCCATTCCTTTTGTTAAACTTTGGAGTATTCCGTAATGCCAAGTCAATCTGTTGCTGTTTGGTTTTCTTTACACCAAACTTTTTACACCAGTTGTCTATTGTACCTTTATGAACTTTGTAGTATAATGCTAACTCTTGTCGGGATTTGTTTTGGTCTTGGTATAGGTGGAGGAACTCTTCCTTGCTTGGAAGAGGAATCATACCGTTCGGTTGATTTAGACGCTGTGGTTGATGGGATCTATAAATAGACATGCTGGCGCTCCAAGTTAGCGTTAGAGTAGGTGAGGGTATGCGGCCCTGTGACCTACACCTCTATTTAGCAAACATAGGATTTACAAATGTCCGATATCAAAGAAAGTTTCATAGAAAAGTTCCGTTCTCTTAGGGAAGAAAGTTTAGATGAAGAATCTAAGTCGATTACAGATTCTAATGATAGAAGAAAATATATTTCTCTTAGAAATATGGAAGCAAATAGACTCGCTAAAGCAAAGGGCACTAAGAGTCCTATATCTCAGGATCACCACAGAAAAATGGCTCAACAACATAACGATGATGCCAATGCAATTATGGACAAATATCGTAAATAGAGAAGAAAATGGAGAAAGTGAAATGAAGAAACTACTTATTGCAGCAATGCTACTAACAACACCAGCTATGGCACAGACAGATATCACCATCAGCAAGTCTCACCAGTTGATGCAGGTTGATAGTGATTATGGGTCGTATCAATGGCCCGTCTCAACTGCCCGCCGAGGTTATTATACACCTACTGGAACTTTCCGCCCCTACTCCCTTCAACTAATGCACTACTCAAAGAAGTTCGACAATGCCCCAATGCCTCACTCTATCTTTTTTAGCGGTGGTTATGCAATTCACGCTACTCCTCATGTTGGTGCTTTGGGCAGACCCGCTTCTCACGGCTGCGTTCGCCTTTCTCCAGGGAATGCTGCTACTCTATATCAGATCGTAAAGCAGGATCCCGATACAACAATTAGGATTGTACCATGACATGGAAACAAAAATTGCGTGATTGGGTAACTCTAAATGCTATTATGAATGGCGTCAATGAGGAAACCCATTACCGTGATGACCTTTTACAAAGAAAGCAAGAGATACTTGCCGAAGATGGCAGGCATCTTCTCTCGCAATATCAGAATGGTCTTGCAGACCTAGGTGAAAAGGTTGACTTGAACCGAATAGTTTCTCTGGCGGAACAAAAGATTACTGATACAGACAAAATCATCCAAATGGTGATAGCTCTTTCAGAGGCATATATGCAAGAGTATCGTTCGCAGAAGAACTATGAAGTTTCAGACAAATTTAGAAAGATTCTTTTTACACTAAAGGGGCAGAACCAATGAACCTATTTCAACTCGGCAAATTCACCTCACATGCTGGCAAGGAACTTGATTGGAAGATTGAGTGTGACGCCTTGACAGATGAAGATTGGGAATGTCTTGCTAAGATGATTAGCGAACGCACCCAGTTTGGTCGTGTATATGGTATTCCTCGTGGAGGAGAGAAGCTAGCCAAAGCATTAGAAAAGTATGCTGACCCTAAGAACCCTATTCGTCTGGTTGTTGACGATGTATGGACAACTGGCACAAGCATGAATGAAGCAATGAGCAAGGGCGACTTTGGTTTCGTTGTATTCGCAAGAAACCGAATTGTGTTCGATGCTAACAAGTATGTTCGTGCATTATTCACAATGGACCTTTTATGAATGAACTGGATGAAATTTTACATGAACAGTTGCATATTGCTAGACACTTAGCAAAGAAAATGAGAAAGGCAAGGAGGGTGATGGGTCCTGATCCCACCTTGCTCACTCTACAAGTATTGAATGAAAAAAGAACACAATACATCGAGAATATGATAAGTGACAAAACATTATTACGAAAGAAATTTAAACGAAAGAAAAAAGAAAAAGATCCAGACATACTGGCAAGGAGTACCACTCATATGTGGTACAGAAATATTTTGATGATAACCAACATCGGTTATAATATAATGGTAGATTCGTTCCAAGCCTATATGTCCTATTTCAGAAAGGATAAAGACTGATGGCAGGAGAACGAGCCGCAATATTTGGACAGTTTATTGAACAGTTAGTTGAAAGCGATGTTGGCATTCTAGAAAGGGAACAAGTCTATAGGGTTCTTTTAGAAGTGCTTGAGGAGTTTGATATCAAAGGCATGGACGGCTATCTTGATATCGATCCAGCATTTGATGAGGTGTTTAACGAGAAGTTTCCGCCTGAAATAGAAGACTACGAAGAATAACTATATACTCGTATGACATGGACATACGAGAACAAACCCTTAGAAGAAATCCCAGAAGGCTATCAAGCTTTCGTATATTGCATCACCTGTGTTCCTACAGGGCGAAAATATATTGGGAAGAAACTATTCAAATTCACTCGCACTACCAAGAAGAAAGGTAAGCGAGTAAAGAAGCAGGTCGACTCCGATTGGCAGGATTACTATGGCAGCAATAAAGAACTTTTACACCACGTGGAAATCTTCGGTAAGGAGAAGTTCACCCGAGAAATCATCCGTCTATGTAAGAGCAAAGGCGAAGCGTCGTATTATGAGGCTAAGGAACAGTTTGATAGGGATGCGCTAATCTCCGAGCAATACTATAACGAATGGATTATGGTGCGAGTTAGAAAGTCCCATGTGAAAAAGAAGTGAGGAAGAATGATTACAGTGTATTCAAAAGACCAGTGTGTGTTTTGCGATAAAGCGAGAACACTACTGAAACTAAAGGCCAAGGAATTTACTGAGTATAAACTCGGTAAGGATTTTGATCGGGATACTATCCTGGAAATGTTTCCTGACGCTCGAACTTTCCCAATAATAACACTTGACAAAAAGTATATTGGGGGCTATAATGAGTTAGAAAAATTGTTCAGCGAAGGAAACTAAAGCATGTGGGTATCCGAACTCGAATCTGCTATGTTAGGCACTGTTAGAATTGGAACTTATCCGTCATATGCTGATGCATGTGTCGGTACCGATAAATGGTTGCGTGAAACGAAAGTTTCCGATGGAGAAACCGAAACGACCATGCTCGAAATGGTAAACGAAGATTTTTCCTGTGATGTTTATGTCTATGAAGCAGATGAAGATTATGAGTGGGAGAAAGAAGATGATTGATAAGTATGCTCTAAAGGAAGACCTAAAGAACGGTGTTGTTACCGTTGTTTTTGAAAAGGCAGACGGAACGGAACGCACTATGCGAGCCACACTTTCCGATCTATATGTTCCGCAGGTTGAGCCTGCTATGCTTTCCGAGTATGATGGTCAGGTACCAAAGAATGCTCGGCAGCTAAATGACAATGTGCAAGCAGTATGGGATATCGATGCAGGTGGCTGGCGCTCCTTTCGTCTTGATTCCGTGAAGCAACTATTGAAGGAGTGATATATGCCGTGGCCACATAAGAATAGACCTCGCAAGGGTCGTCGTAAGGTAGGATCTACAAAGCGCAAGATGCGTCGGACTAAAGGTCAAAAGAGGAAGTAATTAGATGAACATGAACAAGCTAGAAAATGTGCGAGTGATTAATCTGAGCCCAAGTCAGGCACCTGTGAATTTCATGGATGCTCTTGCTCTACTGTTTATCGGTCTTAAACTAACTGGCCATCTTGATGACTGGACCTGGGTAGCGGCTCTATCGCCGCTTTGGGCACCTTTCATGCTACATTGGCTCTTCCGTCTGGTTATCTTCACCTTTTTCTCTAATCATCTTCCGGAGGAAGAATAATGTCTGCTGATAACGGAATCTATGTCCTTTTCACCGAGAGTGAAAAGGGTCCCGAATATCGGGTAGCTTATGCTCATGCTATCGATTCCATTTACGGTAAGTTTAATGAGGAAACTTTCCGTTATGATGGCGACATTCAGACAATCAAATCCGTCTTTGAAAAATCAGAAGTGTTCTTTTCCTTAAATGAGGCTCTTGACAAGGCCGAGGAAATGGGCTATGATTATGGATACCTTGAAGACGGAATTTGTGTTATCAACGAGTTCAAGGACTATGGCTACATCTTCGGATAAGGAGAAAAAAGTGAAAAAGGCTACCGCTGTTCGCCGCCCCAAGTTCACTGATGAAAAGTATCTCGGTCCCGAACCGAGCCTTACTGAGGACTCTACACAGGTGGAGTTATCTAATGCCTACACCTGGTTTAACTACTTCTATTCTTCCGAGGATTCTCTCAAGTTCGCTATCTCCTACCTCAAGTCTATCAAGTATGATAAAGAAATCATTACCAAACTCTCCCGAGTCAAGCCCCATGAGTTCAACAACTGGATCGGATGGAACTGCCGACTCCTTGAAGCAGGGTCCACTCTCCCTGATAATCTCTGGGACACAACGATTGAGCGTATTCGATCCTTCGCATCCTCGGCATCAGGAAGCGATGAAGTGGTTGAAGGAGAGGAAGCGCCCGTCACGAAGGTAATCTCGATCCAAGATCGTATCAATCACAAGGCATCCGATCTTATCGGTGAACTGGAAGAACAACTGGATGTCTTCTTTCAAGAAGGAGTTATTCAGTTTGATGTTAAGAAGTGGACCCTTGAGAAGGGAATTAAACCGCAAATTGCGAAGAGGATTGCAGAACACTTCCGTCCTCAATACGAAGAAATCTGTCAGGCCATCGAAGGCAAAGACAAAGAACTGGCTGACTCATATAAGCACTGG